GAAACTAACCAAACCAATTAGAAACTTATCTAGCATTTCCATCTCCTTCGGGCCGCGCAAATACGCTTTTTGGGCGTTTTCTTACAGCTAATGTTATGCATCTTCATCTGACCTTTTGACCGGCTACAGTATGATGCACGGCGTTTTGCAGCTTCTGATCCTTTTTTTACTTTACCAGTAACAGCCGTCTTAAGTTTTGAGCCGGGGTTGGCTCGGCGGTATGCCTTGACTCCAGCCTTAGTCATTCCCGCCCCAGCTTTCGTGGGGCGGAAATTCTTTTTGTTGCGCTTCGGCATCTTTGCGGCTTCACGAGCCATTAGCCAAAGAACCCCGTGATCGAGGAAATGTTTGTCAGTGTGACATGACAATCTTCCTCAAAAAGAATCCCATGGTCTGGGATGGTCACTTGCCGGTCATCAGACGTAGTGAAGGCCATGCTCAACAGAGTCGTCCCAGATGCGCCGCCGTCTCTGACCACAACCGCAGGACTACCTGATGTTGCCGTCTTGACTACAAAGGACTTGAGCCGGCTTCTACCACCCAGCAGCGTGCCTGTTGAGGTGGCTGTCTTTGCTACGATTGTTCCTGCCATAACGGCCTCCTATTAGCTATCAGCGAATGGAGTAGCAATCGTACCAGAACCAATAAGTACGCCTTGAACCATGTATTCTGCGGTAGCAAGCGCAGTAACCTGAACATACGAGTTCTTGTCACCGCCTGTGGTGCCACCATTCAGGCTGATGACATCGTTAGTCGCCCCTGGCTGGAAAGCCTTGATGGTGCCGTTGTTCACGCCCAGCACAATTGATCCGACATACTTGTCCGTGCCATCGGTTTTGATGTCCAGATCAGTAGCATCTGTGCCAATGAAGAACGTATAGGTCGCGCCGATTTCGGATGATTTGATTGAAGGAAGAGTAACCGCACCATCTGCGTCATTGATCTCAATGATTTTACCCGCGTGAGCAGCAACGGTGAGAGTGGTTTCTGCTGTGATGTTTACAACAGAGTTTGATCCAGCATTGAACATCCCTGCTTGGGATACAATGGGACCAGAGAAGGTAGTCCGAGCCATGTCTATCTCCTGTCGTGGCTAGTGTCAGGTCCACCTTGGACCTGTCAGGATACGAACAGGATACACTAAAAAAAGCGGAGCCGCAATGAATACGGCTCCGAGTTAAGGGAGGAAAACCTACATCTGTAAGGTCTCAATAGTATAACGAAAAAAAGGGCGGCTGTATAGCCGCCCTTTCACCCAGTTGGAGGACTAGGATTTTTATGCGCCTGGTGAACCAAACACGCAACGCGGATCGGAGAAGCCGAAGCTGTAACGCTCACGAGCCTTGAACCGCATGTTGCCAGTGTCAAAGTCTGCTTCCATTTGAGTGGAAAGCGGCACACGATCAAAGTGGATGAACCCACGAGGTGCATCAGTCATGAGGAAAAACGCATCCGAATCCGTCAGGAAGTCGTTGACGGCATAGCCATCAGGGAGCATTCCCATTGAACGAATAGCGTTAACATCATTGTCCGCAGTACCCACACGCAAGTTGGACACCATCAGACGCTCGGCGATGAACTGAAGCTGACGAGGAATCACCAGCTTAGTACCGCGAAGAGCGACTTTCAGGCCACGCTCGTCTACGAACCCAGCAATGCTAATCAAAGCGTCCTCAAGAGAGGTCTCGTTCAGATCAGCAGCAGTGCTTGGCTCGTTGGCGAAGGTGCCACCATTGGTCAGCGGGTGATCAGTTGCACAAAGTTCTTTGCCGTCACCACCAGTCACGGTGCTGTCGAAGGCGTTGTTAAGAACAGCTGCAGCCTTAACCTGCTTAGTGTGGGCCATTGAACGAGCAAGAGCACGAGTGTAGCGAGAGGACAGACGATCATAGAGATTGTCTTCCACAGCTTCTTCTGTGATTGAGAATGCTAGTGCAATGGTTTCGTGGTTGTACCGAGCAGTATATGCTTCATTGGCATCGTCAAAATTGACGGCGGAACCTTCCGACTTAGTCGGAGCGGCACCAAACCCGGAAAGCATAACCTCTTCCTCGAATGCTCGATCTGAGGACTCGGTGGTGTAGATTTCGGCGTGCTGGTTTTCGTACCGGGCGTACTCCATGCCAAAGAGGGCATTAAGACCAGGTTCCAGCTCTTTCGCCAGTTGTGCGCGAGAAATAGCCATTACTGTGCCTCCTTATACGCCAGTGGTCGAAACAGTGCCACCTGCGATAGCACCATTGGCACTATTGAAGTGGTTGTTCAAACGCACGATTACAGGGATACCAGCTGCGGTGAAGTCCTGATTTGAAGGATCTTCCTGCCAACCCATGATACGCAGATTCAGCGTATTTGTGGTAGCAATGGTGCTAACAGCCAGAGCAGCAGAGGATTTACCTGTAGTGGTAGAACCAGAAGTGCCGCTAGAGAAGTTAGCGTTTGCAAAGACATGACCACGAAGGGTCGCCTCGCTGGTCAATGATGCATCAGATGCGATGGCGTACATCTGCATCGGATCATCAAATACGAAAGCCTTGATGGGATGGTTAGAATCCGCACCAGAGCCGGGCCAGTAGTTTGAGAAGATTTTCTCGCCAGTGGTCGAGGACACATACTCACAGCCGTTGAAAACACCAAGCAGACCTACAGTTCCACCAGCCGCCGCTCCCACAATATCAATAAAACCTGTGGACAGAGGAATAACCGGAGAACCTTGGAAAATAGCGTTGGAGTTGCCATTGGCAATCTCATAGAGTGTGTACCCAGACGCACCGGTTGAATTGACGTTCTGCCCCAGTTTAGAAACAGGGCGGAGGCCAAATGAACCATTAGCGTTTGCCATGGGTGTTGCTCCTTATCAAGCTATTCGGAAGAATCGCTCCCGCGACCTCCGAAGGTTACACGACTTTGCCTACTATTAGAAATAGGCATCGAAGGATGCTGATCCTTCATTAAGTCCTGGTCAACAGCAGTCATTTGTTCGCGAGTCCGGCCTCGATAGTAATCGGTTCTTTCCAGCGCTGTCTCTTCAGGTAAACGGGCTAACATCAACCCACCGTTACCAATTACCCCCTCATATTTACCATCTTCGATAGTAGCATAATCAAATCCGGGGTACTCATCAGCTCTAACGGGTTCCCATCCTTCGCGAAGTTTCGCATGGACGTTCATCTTGTCGTCATCGCCTCTAAGTGCCGTGCGGATCCAGCGATGCCTGTATCCATCAGGCGGTGCGGGAGCATCCAGTCGGCTAGGTGGTTGCCATGGTTTGCGGCGCGATTTTTTTTCGCGTGTTTGTGACGATCTTGAAACCCTATCACTCATGTTCTACTCCTTTACATACTTAGCGTATTCTTCAAGAGGAACGCCAAGTTTTTTAGCAATAGATATTTGCGATGGTGTCAACTTGACCGTCCTGCGCCCCTGCCTTGTGCTGCGGGAAGCGGAAGTATCAGCAGAGGCGACCCTGTTACTTCCCCCGTTTTTACGACTAGAGAACTTGTTTGGAAACTCTGTCCTCATCCGCCGATCTATCTCATCATAATAGTCATCGCTCTGCGGGTCAAACCCTTCTTCTTCGACAAGTCTACGATGAATCCCAAAAGCGGCGTAAGTCATGACCTCGTCCTGACCAAACCACTCATTTTTCTCTGCCCAACCCTGTGCCTTTGGATCTGGCTTTGCCTCGGCTGGCTGCTGAACCTGAACGGGCTGTTGAGCCTGAACAGGCTGACCGCCTTCTGGCTGTTGAACCTGAACCCTTTCCTGACGCTGTTTCGCGAGACGATAACGCTCTTGTTCAATCGCAATCTTGGACAAAGCCTGTTGCGCCTCAAACATGGAGTCCACATCGCCACGGTCATGGGCTTCTTTGTACGCGACCTTAGCCTGACTTAGCTGAGACTCCAAACGTGACCCATACTCGCTGAGATAACCAGTATCTAGGTTTTTAAGTCGTTGTTTCAGCTGGTCATTTTCATTTTTTATCGTTTGAGCGATGCGAACAGCTTCTTCGCGGTCTCGCTCCTCTTTACGATAGCGTTCTGTAAGACCCTTAATTCGCTTTTGAACCCGTTGACTATACTCATCAAGTTCTTCGCCATCCGCTTGGGCGTTCTCTTCAGAAACCTCTGCGTTTTCTTCAAGAGTAATTTCAACATTTTCGTCCTCTTGATCTTCAACCTGCTTTTCATTGACCTGATTCATGACAAATCCCCTAAATCTGTTTAATATCTTCTGGCTCAAGAATTGTGGCGATTACCTCATCATCGTTGATGATCCGTACCTCACCTCCATCAATCTTGAACCTAGACCCCGCGTATCGACCAATGCATATCCACTGGCCTTCCTCGCACCAAGGCTCTGAATCTTCACCAAATTTATTTGGATCTTGATACGCCAACGGGCCTAATTTTAAAACATATGCAACTACGGTTGCCAAAGCCTCACGTTCTCGTGCCTGATCTGGGATCAAAACACCACCTTCAGTGACTGCCTTACCTTGATACGGCATGACAAGAACTCGCCAACCCGTAGGTTGCGGAAGCCGTTCTTTTAGGGATTTGTCTACAAGACCTGGGTCCAAGACCCTGTCTTCTTTAGACACGAAGGGAGAATTTTTCTCCTCTTCACGTTTTTTAGCGATGTAGTCAGGAACCAATAATGTCTTCACCATCTTCTACATGTTTCCCCAGCAAGGACCTGATTTCTTCCTTGGCATATGAGAGTCCTTGTAACTCACCTACCAACCGCAGGTACTGTCCGTGATCTGGGACACCACCCGATGTGACGACAAGAGCGACTTGTTCTTCTCGCTCCTTAAGTATTTTATATATGTGTTTTGCGAAGTCTGCAACATCCATTAGAGAATATCTTTATAGTCTGCTTGTTTGTCACTTGTGATGGGTCCACCTGTCGCCCACTTATCACAGACGTTCTCGCTTTTGGAAACAAATTTCCAAATCTGGCAGTACCCAGTGTTGCCTGACTCATCGTCAATGCACTCAAGCATCTCTTCTGTTTGATTGTATGCGGAGCAAGTACCACACACCTGATCCACGCGAAACGCAGCTGATGTGTTTGGCTCACGATAATTAGCCTCGTCAATCGCCATCTCTTGGTTTTCTGCGTTCAACTCAGCATCTTGAGTTGGCAACGGGCAACTGTTGCCGTTGTCTCCATTAGACATCGTATCTACTGGTATAGCCCCGTCCGGCAATACACTTATCATAATTGTAGCCATTAGTACGTCCCACTAAATTTTTTGCCTTTGACAGCGGCACCACAACCACGTCCCATGCCCTCAACGCTAACACTGCCGCCAACGTTATAGCTCCGTCTAGGAGGTTGACCTCTTTCTTTAAAAAGGTCTGATTTTAATTCTTCAACCAAATCATCATTTCCAGCTGCTAAAGCAGCCTCTAGCATTTCCTCAAGCTCAATGATTCTAGGCTCTACTTCGCCGCCCTTTTCGTATCGAACCATACCGCCATCGGCTTTGCGCAGAACCTCAAAATCTGCGCCGGTGATTTCGTCACGCGGCTCTGCTACACGAGCAATCTTCATTTGTTTTTCGGTGTATTTTTTCTTGGGCATCATAATCTCCTAACGAAGCATCTGTTGTGCGATCGACACAGGTAAACGACTCATGTTAGAACCTATGTCAGTTGTAATCGCGGGTTCTAGTGTTGCTATCCCACCATTTTGAGGACGCAAATTCAATGTCCCGCTAACCGCCATGCGCTGTTGCGGTTGTGCCATCATATCCGGCGCACGCCTTTGACCATCAAGAAGCTCCTCTGCAGGAGCAACGGGTTGCTCATTGAACGTGTCTATCGGTTCTTCAGACTCACGATTCGCCATCATTCGTTCCCGCATCAGTGCCATCATGCCGATCTGGCTCATCATTGGATTCATCGCGAAGCCAAATGGATTAGCCATTCCACCGATGCCACCAAACAAAGGAAACATTATCTGCCCTTACCAAAAAACTTTGTGGCTGACCTTACTGCGAATGACGCACTCACAATTACTCCTAACGTATATTGATAGTAATCCGGCATAGCCTCTAAGGCCTCAAAACCATCAGCTACAATTTGTCTGCCCCAATCCCCACAAAAGGCCAAAATCAAAGGAATACTAAACAAAATAGTAAGCCACTCATCCTTCCATGAGTTTTGGCTACCCTTCGCCATCAACCGCTCCCAATCCGCAGTCGATGTAGCCGCTGAAACCATAACAGCAGCCTCCGCTTCCGCTTTAGCTTTTGCCACAGCAGATTTACCGCGTTGTTCTTCAGTCTTTTTGTCCATCCATGATCCGATGAGACCGGATATGGGACCTATAAGTGCTTGCAACATATCAATATACCTTTACCTGATCTGGGTTGACTTGTCTAGGAACACAGTATGCTGTGACTCGATCTTTAGGATCCATGTAGTCCGAATAGCCATAGTTGCCGTATCTTTTTGACACTTGTTTTGCAAAATGATTACACTCAATAATCGAATAAAAATACATGTTTCCGCTCTCCAGTTTGCGTAAGTCACCCACACCTAGGTAAACCAACAACAAAAACACATCTGTCATTTTCGACTCATCCAAGCCGTGGTGCCCATATATGCACCCACGATGCCTGCCCCACTAATATAAAACAAATTACTTATATCCGCCAGTGCCGACACCCGCTCAATCGGCACGAAAAACATCGCGCCTGTAAAAGCACCCATTGCGACCAAGCAAGCTGTTGCCATCCGCCTTTGCGCTCGTAACTTACGCATCTCATGCTCTGCTTGGCGGATTTCTTTGGCGTGGGTGAGTTCTGCGTCTGTGATGGTGCCATCGCCATCAAGATCATAGCCAGCATACTCTGTATCCTTCTGAAATTTTTTGGTCATTTTTGACTCTCCCGTATCTCACGCAGAGTTTCTTGTATTGTCATCTCTTTTTTAGCGTTTGGGTCATATTTGCACTGGTATTCAGACGGAATATACTCCATGTGCTGAAACACTTGGCTCTCGATGGTGTTGTTCTGCCCTTGAAAGACACAAACCAACTGACCATTGTCCATCTTTTCACACTTGACCTTACGACAGATCGTTGTTTGTTCAGCCGCTTGCGATGCATGTGCTTTGAGCAGCATGACAAACCCCACTAAAATTGCGGCACCAATACTGATCATGATAACCCAA